CTCAATTAAAAAAGGCTGAATGATGCAACACTTATCAGTATTCGGATTAATTTTTATGTTAGGAGTCACCGTCTTATCATTATTTCTAAGTACACCCATTAAGGCCGTCGCATGTGCAATAATATTTTTAGGGTTTTGCGTACTTAATCGGGGGATGTGATGCGCGTATTAATATACCTAAGAGTCTCTACAGATAAGCAAGAAGAATCTGGACTAGGTTTAGAGGCACAAAAACATGCGTGTTTAGAATGGATTCGAGAGAATCATCCCGAAGCTTGTAAAGCCGAATACGTAGATATTGTAACGGGTACAGACAAAAAAAGGAAAGAGCTTGAACAAAGGCCTAAACTTTTAGAAGCTCTTTCCGAGTTACAATCCGGCGATATATTGCTTGTCGCTAAGCGGGACCGTATAGGACGTGATCCATATATAAATTGCATGATCGAGCGAATTGTTGAAAAGAAAAAAGCGAAATTTTGCAGCGCGAACGGAGACATGGACGGCGACGAGCCACATAACATCTTAATGCGCAGAATCATAGATGCATTCGCCGAATATGAAGCGCTTATGATTTCAACAAGGACTAAACAAGCATTAGCTCGTAAAAAGGCGAGAGGTGAACGCATTGGCCATGTTGCATACGGTCAGCGTTTAAATGCTGAGGGACTTACAGAAGCTCACCCGGAAGAGGCAGCAATCCTCAAGAAGATGTATAACTATAGGATGCACGAAGATTTAAGTTTTAGGGCTATTGCAGACCGTTTAAACGAAGAAGGACTACGCAATCGCGGGGGTGGTATCTGGACGCATGGGGCAACGTCCAGAGTATATATTAACTACGAGAAGATTTTGGACGGCCTCGTTTCTTTGGGGTCTGCGTAGGATCGTAGAAAAAGTCCGGGATGAACTCTTTAACAAAGGTTCTTACCGGCATTCCTACTTTAATATATCCAATAAAATCTAATAATTTAGGTATATTAACTATGTAAAATCTTTTGGTTCTATGCCTGCAACCCAAAGAACAAACTCTTTCCCAATAAAACTCTATTCGAACAGTTATTTCAGAAAGAGGAGTATCATAAAAATATTCAACATCGGACTCTCTTTCGTACAAGCTTTCAAAAACATTGTAACTATCCTCAGCATAATCTTCATTGTACCGATCGGTATAGACCTTGTGCATATCTGAATTTAAAAGGCATGGCCCCATTTCCCAGAAATACATAAATCGAACATCAGAGAATTCGCTGTTAATTTTATTGAAAAACTCTCTTGTTTGACCTAATAAGTTGTCTTTAACCATTCTCTCTTTAGTTGATAAAGACATATTATTAATATAACTATTAAAGTCCCCACCAATGATATTATCATACAATCTATTATTAATTGCGTTTAAAGCCTCTTCTACTGCGTCGGCCATGTGCCCTCCCACACTTCATTCATTGTTACTTGCTTTCCTGTCTCTTCAATGTAGATTTCAACTCTAGGTCTAGAAGAGTAAACTTTAACTGCTGTTCCAATGGATACCGCGTTATCGTCGTTAAGAGCTGTTCCACTTAACACATCGAGATACAGCTTAATTAAATTGTCCACATCAGGCTTCTTAATATGCTTTAGATATCCTTTTTCAGCATCCGCACGATCACGTCTAGACATACTCTTAGGGATAGGCATATAAAACCAAAACATAACCCTTGGGTATGTTGGAAAAGTTCAGTTGAGGTGCTCGACTTGATCGAGCACCTGCAACTTTAATTCCCGTTTAAGCACAGTTTGAGGGTCGAATGTCATCACTCGATTACCTCTTTTGAATACCCGGATCCTCGCTTGAGCTATCGGATCTCCCCTAAGAATTAACTTGATCATTAAGATGCGACCTCATTATTATCTGGAAAATCTCTAACTTTGAGCTTGAACATGATAGGAGTTTTGTGATTACGGAAGAGCATAAGCGGGACGCTTCGCGCTATTACGCCCTCCATGACCAACTCCCTATCTTCCGCGATATAACTCTTGGGCTTCGCTTTTACGAATTCAACAACCTCAGCGGTTGTCATAATTTTTTGATTAATGGTGTGCTCAATGTCAAGCGCACTGGCAACCTCCAATACACTTTCTTTCTCAAGCCACCAACCGTCGATCCACACATCGAACAAGATGAAACTGACGTCCTTCCTGTATCGACTTCCGCAAGCTTGGATCTTTGGCCCATACCCTTCTCCGAAAAGAATGACCTTCTTCGCGTTAGGGAATTGCTTTTGAAACTTTTCGCGGGTGAAAGTGTGTTGCAGGTGTTGAAGCAACGCGGTTGGCATTTGCGCGTTATCTGTCCTGCCTCCGAAATTGGGGGAAAACTGGTCTGCTGGCTCCCAAAAAATCCGAACGTTCGTACCGTCGATTTTCTCGTCAATCATCCAGCGATTGATTGCGCCGAACTCTGGGCAAGCATAGTCCCCCTCGATGAACGACTGTCTAAACTTCTGGCGTGACGGGTCAAAGACACTCCTTCTTCTCTTTTTCGTCGAAATACCATCCTTGACGTTTCCAGAGAGAATTAATTTTGGGGTATTCCATTCGCAACCTCCATATTTCTAATGTTTTGACGCAAGAGATTGAAGGCGAGCGATTCTTGCTGCGCATATCCAAGCTCTCTATTAACTGCGTCTAAACGCTTTTTATTGATCTTCTCAAGATGCTTAATGTAGTCATCTATGTACTCCCTGAGCTCTTCATAGGGAGTCTTATTAGGTTTTTTTGACATATCCCTTATCCTTTGATACTGCAATACACGCAATAAAGCCTGCTACACTCATAAGCAACATGAAGATAGCAAACGGGATCCACAACGGGGCGGTTACCCATACCCATGACCAAGCCACATAGCCGGTAAGTTTAAGGGCCAAAAACAAAATAAATAGCAGTCCGCTAAACGAAATTTGCATTTTCCTCCTAGAATGGGAATGGTTCATCATCTTTAATAATATCTTCAGGAACTAGATCACCATTTCGCATGATGTATTCGTCAACTGCGGACATAATTTGATCACGAAAACGTTTTTCTGCACCTGCATCATCGAATTCTAGCTGCTTAGAATACTTCGTTTCGCCGTTAGCTTCGTAGCGTCTTTGGGGTAAATTTACCCAACGATTTTGCCCTTTTTGCATGACAGTGATTTCATGAATTTTGAGCTTCCAAGGCTTAATATGCACCGACACACTCGCTAACATATCGCCTTTATTAATAGGATTAACACTAATTACATCTATCATTACTACCTCCTAGTAGTTTCTAACAAACAATTGAGGTTGACTTTCAATTGTAGTATTGTTTTTTTTCATGTGTTTAATAATGTTTCTAAATAAATCACTAAAATCGAACTCTCTATCAATGCGGGCTTTAGCCTTTGCAACTAAACCACCTAAATATTCAAGCTCAGACATAGTGATCTTCATTGGAAGTGTGTTATTAGCAGCTTCATAAGGTTGGTTGCGGTATTTACTCCAATACTCTAATACGTCATCACGGCATAGGATAACAGCACGCTTGTTGATCTTTTGGAATTTGATTTTACCGCAGGCAATTGCATCCCGAACAAAATGCTCGGTATGGAAAAGCCCTAATTCAACCAAATCACCAGCCCCATATGCGGGGGCTGTGAGTTTTTTTACTACTTCGTCGTATGGGATATAATCTCCCGGTTCTCCTTTAATCTTCTTCATACCCTCTCCTTGGTGTGAATACTTGTGAATTATCCATATAACTATCACTCTCAGGTATGTACCGGAGAGTTACTTCCCCTTTAGATCCAAAGAATCTGTTCTTAGGGATTAAAACCTTCATGCGATTATCAGGCGTCGCTAGATCCACCTGAGCCATGTTCTGCAAAAGCAAGATGTTGTCAGCGTATTGCTTGATCGCGGCACTCCCTTTGAGTTGTCCCATGTGCATCTTGCCTGATCCGTCTTCAAGCTGCTTGGGATGTGCTATAAGTAACACATGAACATCAAACTCCATCGCCATGTCATGAATTGCACACACTGCATCTTTGATTTTTTCGTGAGTTTCTTTTTCCTTCGATGTAGCGCTAATGTAGTCAAGGTGATCCAAGAGTACGTACTTGACGCCATAAACTTTCGATGCAAGCTCGATCTGCTTATGAAGAGTCGGAATATCGGCTTTGGAGCGCTTCGGATTAATCATAGCATTATGCTTATGCATCCATGCTTTGAAAGCTTTGATCTGCTCACTTGTGAAAGCCTGCGTCTTGAACTTAGATCCTAGCACTACACTAGCGACTTTTCGGATGATAACTTCGTAGTCCATCTCCCAGCTATTGATCCAAAAGCCAGAAGGATTTCTCATCAGCAAATTACATAATAAATTCACTGAAAATGTTGTCTTACCTGCACCGGTATCTGCCGAAATAACGGTCATTTCTTTCGTGCGAATTCCACCAATCAAATTATCAAGATCTTTCCAACCCGTAGGAATGCCTTTATCTCGTGCTTGGTAAAAAGTATCTGGCAAGTCCCTGAAGTGAACGATCTCGTCAACGCATATGCGACCTGCATTACGCATTAAATCATCAAGATCTTGTTTCTCGACGTGCGGATTTTCACGGATCCAGTCATTGGCATCCTTCGCAGGAAGCATAATACGCCTAAACTTCTTAGGAGCGATTAACTTCTTAGCCTCTTCGACTGCCTTTTCTCCTGCTGCGTCCATATCGAAAGCAATGAAAATCTGGTCAAATTGCTGAAGATAATCGTAATGATTCTTGAACGTGGTTACCACACTACCTGACCCGTTTGGCAGTGAAACCACCTGATTTGCGCCCAGTTGAGCGATCGCTACTGCATCGAACTCTCCCTCGGTTATGACAAGATAATCGTTTGTAGGCCAAATACGTTGGTTCCAGAATGGCATCTTGAAGTTAGCTTTTTCGTCTTCCTTCATTGAATTGAAACGCATTTTCTTTTTGTCCTGCATATTGCGGTACTTAACGCGGACTATTTCGCCATTGAAAATATATGGGAAAGCTATTTCTCCATTCTCACTCGCAATGCCCATGTTCTGTGCAACCGGGATACTTAGCCCTCGATCACATAAAAATTCTCTTCCTTCTTCGTCCAAAGATTCTCTAGTAAAGTGTTGCATTATAGGCCCTTAGATTTCATGTATTCTTGATAGTGTGTTTTGTCTGTAATTCTCTGTAGGTATTCGACATAGGCCTCTTCGCTTTCGTCTCGGTAGGATTGTGCGATATCTGCATTGAATGGAATAACGTCAGCCTCTTCGTTAGGCTTAAGATTTGGTTTTTTTGGGGTTTTCTTAACTTCCTTGAAAGCTCTATTAAGCCAGTTGGTAATAAATGTTCGATTACCGTCGCGCTCAGGATTTTTAGGATCCATGAGCCATTCGCGCATTAGGCCAAGTTGGCGCTTAATGTCAACGCCAGGATAGAGATCAATCCAAGCTAACACATCGGATTCGTCGATGTTGTCGAATTGGTTAGTTTCGTAATTGAATTCAATTGAAGGAAGCGCAGCGCTCTTCTTCTTCTTCTTCTTAAGAGTATCTGGTATAGGTTCGGCGATTTCGCCGGATTGATTTGGCGTTTTCGACTTTTCGATTTGGCGATTTCGCCAAATGCTAAACTTTTCTTCATTTTCGAAGGCGTACCAGACAGTCCGATCATATGGGCTGTTATTGTAATTTCCTTTTATTAAGATCTTTGCATCAACCAGTTTCACGATTAAACGCTTCACTTGATCAACTGACCAATAAGGGAAGTGAGCGGCGATGTCTTGAAGGCTTTGAAACGTCCAAGTCCTTCCATCGTGGAAATTCATATTCATTTCAGCATTATGCCGGATCCAAAATTGGAAGTGATGTACAAGAACAGCAAGGTCGATGCTTTTAAGTTCAACAGCTAAGTCCGCATCAAATGTGTGATGGAGACCATAATTCTGTTTCCTGTTTTCTAGGAACCTGCTATTCTGAGGTTGTTCATTCATTTTTAGCCTTTTGCTTGCTACATAATTGCAACTTATGTAGACTGGGTTTATGGTTAAGGTTAATACCTTAGTCTTAGTTTAGCGGGTCACCTTTAGTTTGGTGGCCCGTTGTGTTTTAAAGCCACGAGCTTTTGTGTTTCTCTCTATCAAGGCAGAATGTATCTAAGCACATCTGCTCCTCCTCCGATTCTATAATGTCATAACCGTTCACCCTTACAGTCACAGCTTCAGGCCCATCAGCAGTCGTAATGAATCCCATCTTTTCTAGGTTCTTGAAGTGCTTAATGATGCCTGGAACACGGTTCTCCCGAAGCTTGAAATTGCCTTCCCACTTAACAAAATAAGCGCAAAGATCAAGCCAAAGCTTAGCGGCAGGCGCATCCTTCGTGGCTATACTGTGGAAGCATTGGTTGCAACAAACGGCGGTCATGACGATCCAGTTATAGATTTTTTAACTGGACGTAAAATTCATAGGGGGATATAATCTGGAGCGATCTGGTGATCATTTTTGCTTCCTAACGACTGGTAATCGTTATGAAGTTGCTTCTGTGACTATATCACATCTACAGAACATACGTCCTGCGACCCAGCCTTAGTGCTGGGTTTCTTTCTTTATAATACTTACAAAAATTTATTGCACTACTTTTTTCAATTTCGAGTCGATCACCCTTTTAACATCCAGCAATTTCACAGTCAATAGATGAATAACAATTAATTGAAATTCTTCTCGTTTGACCTTTTCTTTAGTCTCACAACAATGCACCCAATGGTTTTTTATGTGAGTTCTAGTGAATTCAATGAACGATCCACACGTTTTTCGGTACATTATCCTAATGTTAAAGACAATTAATCCATATTGCATAATCGCAAACCTTAAATATGGAATATCTTTAACTTCTTTGAAGTCAATTACTTGCACTTCCATTATATAAAACCTTCCATGCAATCGAGAAAAAGCTTTCAAGAAACATTTACACAAATTTGTCTCATCAGGTATGTTCAAATTTAGTGGAATATCAACAGGAATTCCAGAGGAATTTGATGAGAGAAGTTTGGAAAGAAATTTTTGAAGGCTGTCCTTACATAGTCTGGATGCTCCTTAATGTAGTAACATTTATTTTATTCATAGTGTGTCTCAATGCAAGTGTTAACCCTTAGTCATAATAATCCCAATTTTGAATTGCTCATATTTTTCCTCGGTCTTGCATTGGGGCATCTTTTAACGAGGTAAAATTAACCTGAACAAAGAAAACATTCAAGATAATTCGAACTACATGAGGGTTACAGAAGTGTTATCCCCATTTACCGGACTAGATAAAGTTCCTAAAGACATATTAGCGAACGCTGCTAGGCGTGGCACTAAAGTGCATGACATATGCGAAGGGATTGTTAAAGGCTTAGGTGAATGGGATGTTGACGATGAAACTCGCGGCTATGTGCATAGTTTCAAGCAATGGTGGCAAGAAGGCAAAAAGGTGCTAGCCTTAGAACAAAGGTTCTACTGCTCCGATCTAATGATTACAGGCGCCGTCGATATGATTATCGAAAGCGACGAGGGAGCCATAATACTAGACCTTAAAACTTCTGCGAAACCATCAAAAACATGGCCGCTTCAAGGATCAGCCTATGCTTATATGGCGAGGAAACATGGATACGATATTCGCGGCATTCACTTTCTTCACCTGAATAAGCATGGGATGAAGCCTGATCTTTATGTCTACGACGATCAATTCGATCTATTCAAAAAATGCTTAGATGTTTTCAAACATTTTTGGGGTAAATAATGCACAACTATTGGGCTCAATGGAGTCATGCAGAACTCATGTCTATGCAGGGTGTAGAGATTGACGATCCAAGTTACAGAGAGGATGAAGATTATGATGATTATGACCGTGATCGTGATGTTGATGATGATAATTGTGGCTCTTGCCCTAGATGCGGGGGACGAGGATGCAACTGGTGTTTAATGACCGAATGGTAAAGGAGGATAATGAATTTTAATTCAAATATGCCGGTAGTGAAACCCACAGTTGACGGGTTAATGCCGGCGATGAATATGCAGGTGCAAGGATTACCTTCAGCGCAAGAGCTTATGGTGTACAACACTTGGGCTAAAACCGCTGTAGAAAGTCAAATGTATCGCGGCATAGGAAAAGAGGCTGGCGTGATGATGATCATGTTAGCTGCTAGGGAGTATGGCATAAAGCCGGCCCAAGCATTGAATGGTGGCTTGCAGATCATAGAAGGTAAAGTGGAGCTTTCTGCTCGCATGATGTCAGCTTTGATCCGTAAAGCAGGGCATGAGCTTAAGATTGAAGATGGCGAGAATTTTTGTAAGGTTTGGGGTAAAAGGCGCGATACAGGCGAAGAGCATGAAGTCAAGTATACGATGGAAATGGCTCAAAGAGCAGGTCTTATAAAAGACAAGGGCGCATGGAAAAAAACTCAAGAAGACATGCTTTACAATAGAGCTATGTCTAGGCTCGCTAGGCGGCTTTTTAGTGATGTGATAGGTGTTGGGTATGTGCAAGGTGAAATAAGCGATTCTGGAGCTTCTAATGAAGTTTTAGAGCCATCGCCGGAAATAAATGAAGACGTTCTTGCTAAAATGTTCGAAGGTCTCCTGAAACATTTCGACTCTTCAGATCACGCATTAATGATGCAATTCTTTGAAGAAGTGAATGCTCATTATAAAGAATTGAAGGCGCATACTTTAATGAAGTTATTAAACGACATTAAGTTTACTTCTGATCAATTCAATAAATGGAAAAACAAAAGGAAATTAAGTGAAAAAGTTATTGACATTACTGGTACTCCCGTTACTCCTACTGAGTAGTTGTACTTTGAGCTTCCAGAATATCGATACTCATGGGACTGCTAGCGATCTAGTGGATGATACTATGAGTACTACGCCTAACATTAGTCCGAACATCAATGTTCCGGTTAGCGTAGCGCCTGCTTCTGCTGCAAGTTCAGCAACAAAATAGCAGTATGAGGCGCATTTCGCGCCTCATTTGAAATACTATTTCTTGTATTTCTCTTTCTTTACAGGTTTAGCAGGCATTTTCTTATGAGGTTTAGAACCTTCAACTAACGCAACTGCATCCTTGCCAGTACCACCTTTTGCAGTACGAGCAGGCATAACCTTTCCAGCTTCTTTTACTCTCATTACTTCTTCTTCCTTCCGGCAGCTGCCATCTTTTCCATCTTGGCTTTACCGTATTTTTTCATGCCGGCAGCCGCCGCAACCGCTGCGGGGTTTTCAGCACCTGATTTAGCTGCGGACTTCTCTACTTCTTTGAATCGAGCGCCGCTTCCTAATTTTGCTTTCATTCTAACTCACTTGTGTAGTTGTTGCCGGTGCTGTTGCAGCCGGAACTGATTTATGTTGGTTCAGTACAGCCACAATCGTGTCGATGACTGCATCCTTAGTTGTTGCGTCGCTAATTTCATATTGCTCAAATAACTTAATTATGCCCAGAGAAAATTGGACAGATTGAGAAATTGGTGTTGCACCTTTGAAAAGCTTTTTAATCCACTTAAACATTATTTCTTCCCTTTTTTCTTTTTTACCTTATTAGGTAATTTTTGTCCTTTCGGTGTATGAGCCGCAAATTCTTTTGCGACTTGCGGCTCATTAGCGAATAGGTACGCTCTTTGTGCTTTTGACTTAAAAGGCATACTAACCCACAATAGCCCAGTTTACTACCGAAGTATCGGTGTTCTGTGAGGCTACAGGTGTAAAGCCTACGCCATTAGCGATAGTTGTCAAGAAGCTAGAGGCCGCTGTTACAGTCCCTAAAGTTACGACTGTATAGACAATTACCGCTCCTGTGACAGCAGCTGTTGTAGGGATCTGCGCATGTGTACCTGCTGTTAGTGTGAAACTACCCTTTGTTGGTGCAGTTGAACTTGCAGATGAAGGCGCATTCGCTAATTGTTGCCAGTTTGCAGAGTTTCCGCTTACTGGATTTGTAAACCACCATAAGGATCCACCAGCTTCGTTAGGCCATAGTGTTCCGATACGGTAAGGCCCACCAACTTTAGGATCTAGAAAATCACTAGATGTTGGGCTTCTTTGGAAAGGTGATCCAGAAGCCATAGGTACTACCGAGTACTTCAGCTTAGGGAATCCTAACTTATAGGTTGTTGGACTTGTCATTTTATTCTCCTTAAAATTTAATAAATTGTTTTAGCTCTTAGTGTTAGCTTGTATAAGCTAGTCGCTTCCACACTTGAGCATTTAATGTTCCATCTACACAGAAGAACAATGCATTATTAGAAGTGTTTATAAATAAGTCATGTGCCTCTGCTCGAACTTCCTCTTCGTTGTGAACATCTGTATCTGGATTTGATGCATATTGCCACACTCGAAAAGCTACTCCCGTAAAACTTGTGATCATTTTTCTTACCTAATTAAAATAATTTTGCTATATACATTGAAGAATATTGACCGAAATTTTCTCCTCCCACACCAACTGTTTTTGTTGAGTTATTCACAAATCCTGTTGTATAAATCGTATTACCAACTGACAATGAAGCTATGGAAACTACTGATTGAGTGTATGTATTAGTAGAACTTCGGCAAGCACCCGGACTAGCTTCAATTTGTGTAGTGACTTGAGAACCCATATGTAGGTTAATTTGACTTCTAGTATGCCCTGCTCCAAGATTTGTCCATCCAATATATGCTGAGCAAATATAAACACCGGCTACTGCAACTGTAAAAACACCTGTAGTGTTGTTATAAGCAGACCCTTGTTGGTTTATAACAGTATCGTAAACAATTGCTGAAGGGGTTGTACCGTCTCCAGTTACGTTTGTTAAGGGTGTACCAACCTTTGCATAGACCATAGGCTGAGCTGTATTTGTGGCTATATCGCTAGCGTTTATTGTAGACGCTGCGGATGTGACAAGGGATGTTCCATTGTATTTAACCACTCCGTTAGATGTTGTAAAAGAGGTCGCATTTGTTCCTCCTTTTGCAATACCTATTGTTGTCGCATTCCATATTCCAGCAGAAACTGTGCCTAAAGTAGTAATAGAAGTTTGACCAACATAAGATGCTGAGATATCTATTACCGGTGTTGTACCTCCCGTAGAAGTGATTCTATTGGTTGTACCTGAAACGCTTGTGACACCTGTTCCAGCTGGTGTAGCCCATGTACCGTCTCCTCTCCAGAAAGTTGTTGCTGAAGCTGAAGTACCGCTATTCAAGTGAGTAATGCCTAGATTTCCAGATACATACGATCCTAAATCTATTGGAGTAGCATTCCACAAACCTGTTGTCACTGTACCTAAAGTTGTTAAAGAAGTCTGGCCTACATAGTTAGCAGCTATGTCGATCTGAGGAGTGGCTCCTCCTGTGGATGTAATACGGTTCGGCGTTCCTGATACACTTGTAACAGTCCCTCCTCCACTTGACCCTTTATAATCTAGGTTATCCGTAAAAGGATTATAGACAATTGATCCTGTCATAATCCCCCTAAGAGTAAGTGTAGGATGTTCTATCATCCCAAGAAAAACTATAATCCGTAGACGCTTTTCCGTTTGGATCTTGTGGCCAAAGAACACTAACTAGGTTGTTTGTGTTATAGTTAAGTTGTTTAATTTGCCATACGCGGTCTGATTCGGAACTACCCGGAACTGCAAATCCTGCATAAATCAGGTTTGCTCCATCGTAATCACCTAAGAACGCTTTCTCATCGTAGGACTGTTGAACTACGTTTCCGTAGTTGTCCCTTCTTAAATTGGGGCCTCCCATTCTAACTCGTCTTTGCGTGATCCGAGTTGTTTCGTTTAGCGCTTCTCTGCTTTTCCTTCGACGCGCCGTTTAATTTTTGATTCTATCGTCTTTATTTGGTTATCTCTGTAACCGTAGTCTTTAAGGACTACCCTTAGAGCTTTCAAAGACTCCTCTCTCTTCTTAGGGTCTTTAATGTTATATGCTTCCTCCCAGTATGGTTCGGATGATCTAAGGCTCATCCCTTTACTTACAGATAGTCCTCCTCCTCCTGAGAACGCGAACTTAAATCCGGTTCTAGCAATCGCCTGAAGGAATTGTTCTTTAGAGTCGAACAAATCGCTTACGGCAGTTTGCAAGGAGTAAGGCAGCGTCCCTGTCGCGATCTCTTTTGCATAACTTACAGCTCGATCAATCGTATGCTTCTTAGTTCCGTCCCAAGGTTGGAATTCGCCTTCTTTATAAGCGCCTCTAACAGGAAAAAGCCCCCCCTCTGATGGAGTATGATCAATCGCGAACTTTGTCGAGTCTTGAATCAGAGGAGAGCTTTTTGAAAATAAGTTTGCAATTGGGTCTGTGAAGTACCTTCCGATCTCTCGAATCTTCTTACCACCATGCACATAATACTGTCGGCCATTCTCATCTCTACCTACATTGATTTTATCACCTGCGATCGTTATATAAAAATCCGGCATCTCGATATCGAACAGGTTTCGCCTTTTCGGATCCTCATTTTCAAAAGTAGAGTGTGCTTTATTGATATCCCATGTCACGCTTCCGTCTGGCTTATTGGTCATCCCTGTAGATGCGTAGCTTAGAAGCTGGCCTCCAAAGAACAGCCCCATTAAGTACTCAACT